ATCTTTACTATCGGTAATCACGAACAACGAATAGAACGTGCAGTCGAGAACGATGCCAAGCTAGAAGGACTGATGAGCTATGAAGATCTTAACTTGCGGGGTTGGGAAGTTTTTCCGTATCTTCAGCCTGTCCTTGTGGATGGCATTGCTTATTGTCACTTTTTTACTAGCGGTGTTATGGGCCGCCCAGTCACGAATGCAAAGCTACTGCTCCAAAAGAAACATATGTCATGCGTCATGGGACATGTACAAGACAGAGACATTGCCTTTGACAGAAACGCAGCAGGAAAAAGAATGACCTCTCTGTTTGCTGGTATCTTCTATCAGCATGATGAAGAGTATTTAAACCCACAGACTAACGGATCATGGTCTGGTTTGTGGGTGTTCAACGAAGTAGACAACGGCACGTTTGATGAGATGCCTGTGTCTATGTCATACCTACGGGGGAAGTACGGTGCTAACTCTTGACGAAATACTGGAGCGGATAGCGTCACGCTATGATGAGGTCACTATCATGGAGGCGTTGGAGATTACCTCTGAGGAGTTGGTTGAAAGGTTTGCTGACAAAGTAAACACAAACAGTTGGAAGTTTGATTTAGAGGAAGAGTATGAGCATTAACGATGCAACTCCAGAAGAGTGGGACAAAGCAAGCAAGACAGTGTATGGCAGGCTATACCATCCCAATGATCACGCTATCAAGAAACAGATAGGTGGTGATCACTACAACAGGTACGCCATACAACCAGTAGATTTTATTATTGCTAACAAGTTGGATTGGTGTGAAGCTAACGCAGTGAAATACATTACTAGATGGAAGGACAAGAACGGAGTAGAAGATATAAAGAAAGCTATACACTACTTAGAAATATTACTGGAACGTGTACAAAATGACGAACGTAATTGAAGGCAACTTTAAAAAAGATGTTCCTGCTAATGAGTTTCTTTTTGCTTGTGCATTAAGAGCGCAAAATCAAATTGAAGAAGGAAGAAATCCTAAAGTAGTTGTAGTCTTTTTTGAGAACGGATACCCGTTAGAAGTAACCTCATCGGAGCAGTACCCTGATGGAGTGTTTATGACACTTCATTTAGCAGCATCAGCAATTATCAATGAAACACTAGGCATAACAGGAGAACCAGAATAAATGGATGCATACCAACAATACATACACAAGTCACGATACGCACGATACCTACCAGAAGAAAAGCGTAGAGAAACGTGGGAAGAAACAGTCTACCGCTACGTAAACTACTGGGTAGATCGTGCAGACCTTAACGACTTTGATGTGTCAGAGATATTCAAAGCTATACATGATCTAGATGTCATGCCTTCCATGCGAGCGTTGATGACTGCTGGTGAGGCACTGGATCGTGACAACGTAGCAGGGTTTAACTGTAGCTATCTTCCTATTGATCATCCGAAAGCTTTCGATGAGATGATGTACGTACTCATGTGTGGGACAGGCGTAGGCTTTAGCGTTGAACGACAGTACGTACAAAAATTACCAGAGGTAGCGGAGACATTTCATGCAACCGATACAGTTATTAATGTGGCAGATTCGAAGATCGGATGGGCGAAATCGTTTAGGGAGTTGGTATCACTGCTGTATTCAGGTCAGATTCCCCAATGGGATACAAGCAGAGTACGACCTTCAGGTGCCCCGCTTAAAGTTTTTGGAGGTAGAGCAAGTGGTCCAGAACCTCTGCTTGAACTGTTCAGATTCACAGTTGAACTCTTTCAAGGCGCGTCTGGCAGAAAGCTTAGTTCCGTTGAATGCCACGATCTTTGCTGCAAGATTGCACAAATCGTCGTTGTTGGAGGAGTTAGACGATCAGCCCTTATCAGTCTCAGCAACCTCACAGACGACAGACTCCGACGTTGCAAGCACGGACAGTGGTGGGTAGATAATCCCCAGCGTGGACTAGCTAACAACTCTGCGTGTTACACAGAGAAGCCAGACTTTGAGGCATTTTTAAATGAGTGGACAAGCCTGTATGAATCTAGATCGGGAGAACGAGGTGTCTTTTCTAGAGTGGCTAGTCAGAAACAGGCTGCAAGAAATGAACGACGAGATGCTACCTATGCTTTTGGAACTAATCCATGTAGCGAGATCATCCTCCGTCCCTATCAATTCTGTAATCTATCGGAGGTTGTTGTCAGGCCAACCGATACGCTCGCAAACCTCAAACGAAAAGTACGCATTGCGACTATCCTTGGAACTTTACAAGCTACCTTGACTGACTTCCGTTACCTACGAAACATATGGAAAATTAACACAGAAGATGAAGCATTACTGGGTGTAAGTCTTACTGGTATTATGGATCATCCATTGTTATCAGGTAGAGGAGACAAGAATGAACTCAAGAAGTGGCTTAGAGCCATGCGACAAGAAGCAATCAAAGTTAACAAAGAATGGGCTAGTAGATTGGGTATCAATGTATCTACCGCTATCACTGCTGTTAAGCCTTCAGGCACTGTTAGCCAGTTGGTTGATTCTGCTAGTGGGATTCATCCTCGTTATTCTGCTCAGTACATACGCAGAGTTAGGGCAGACGCTCGTGACCCACTTTGTGCCGTCCTAGAGGCCGCTGGTGTCCCTGTGGAGGACGATGTGATGTCACCCAGTACCAAGGTATTCAGCTTCCCTATCGCCTCTCCTGATGGCGCTGTGACAGCCTCAGAGATGGGTGCTATGGAACAGCTAGAACTGTGGGAGATATATCAAGATGAATGGTGTGAACACAAACCATCAATGACTTGTTACTATCGTGACGATGAGTTCTTGGAGGTGGGGCAGTGGTTGTATAACAAGTTCGATAAGGTATCTGGTATTAGCTTCTTGCCTTACTCAGATCACACATACCAACAAGCACCATACGAACCTGTTGATAAGAAAACATACAACCAGTTAAAGAAAGACTTCCCCACTGAGATTGATTGGGACATCAGTGAGGAGTCGGATATGACTGAGGGTAGTCAGCAGTTAGCCTGTACAGGTAACAACTGTGAGCTATGACATGAAGATAATAGAGTAACCTTCACGCTTGCCTACGTCCTCTGGCTTGTCTTTCGGGTCATGGGGCGTAGGTATTCCTTCTGCTTGCATCTTCCTGATGCGCTCTTTAGAACGCTGACACATGCTGTGATAGTCGTGAGATGTGTAACTGACTGTGTGTTTATCGTCGTTCATTCTTCTGTTATTCCTTTTATTGTTTTACCAATTATAGGTAATGCCTCAAGCGAATCATCAGGTATAGGATTAGGCATCTCTCCTGCCAATAGCGCACGAGCTACATCGGCTGTGTCTTCTATGACAGCAGCAGGAAGAGTAGCAGTAACAGGTGGGAACATATTAGAAACTATAGCGTTAACAGGATCACTCATAAACTTGTCGTAGCCATAGTCGTTAGCACCCATAGCACCGAACGTAAGAACAGAACCTACTTGGTATAATGCACCAATAGCGGCTTGCTCCGGGTCTGGTACGTCCCCTTTAATAACCTGTCTACCCTCGTTAACAATACCGTAACCACCACCAGACAAGATCAAGTATCTCATTGCGTTTTCTAATGCTTGTCTCTTGTTACCGTTTTGCCACTCTTTAAATATTCTACGCTCCATCAAATCAAATTGCTTGATTGCAAAACCTTTGAGCATGTAGAACAAACGAGCATTAGGATTAGCTAAACCAAAAGCAGTCTGTGCCGCAGCGTTAATAGGTTGTAGTCTAAACAAATCAAACATAACAAGATCACGTACTAACTCACTACTAGTATTACCAGCAGCTATGTCTCTCTTTAGTTGATCTATTTCAGGCTTACTGAAACTGTACTGCCACTTGTTGTCGAATGAACCATTAGCTATATCTTGTCTTGCTTTACGAAAAGAAGCACCCATGATACGGCTCTTACCAAACTGATCTAGCTTGGAAAAACCAGACCACTTCATAGACCATTCAAGCAGAGACTCACTAGCCTGTGCCGCATTCTCTAAAAACTGGTTACCACTTATCTTTTCTCCAAGTAACTTTTGATCAGTACCTTTTCGTGCTTTACGAACAAACTCACCAAACACTTGTCTAGCAAGGCCCATATCAGCAGGGTTAAATGTAATACCACCTCTATCAAACAAAGCACCTACTACATTCTTAACACCTAACTCAAACGATGCGTTGAACAAGTCGTGTATGTTCATCAACGCACCATATGGATTAGCAATAGTACCTACATAACCAAGGCTACGCACCAGTTCTAACTCATGGGACATACCTTTGTTGGCGTTGATACCAAGATCATCAATGATTTGTTTTGCATTATTAATCTGTACTTCAGACAGACCTTCACGTTTAAGTGCTTCTTCAATAATACGATCATCAAACAACTTGAACGAACCAGCTTCTTTTGCCGCTGTTTCTTCTAATGTCTTTTTACCTTGAGCAACAAGAGGCTTTCCTGCTGTACGGAAACCAAGCTGTTTACCTAACTCCATACGTGTTAGTGTTTGACGTTGCCATCTCCAATGGGAGTCAAATATGTTTTCATAATCCTTGTTAGGATCTTTATTTTTCTTTCTCCACTCTTTCATAGATGGACGTTTAATATCTTTAGAAGCAGCATCTTCTGCTTTAGCCTCTGCTTTCTTTCTGAAAGAGCGCAGACTAGAATCTTTAGCAGTAGTGCTTAAATTAGAGTGCATCCAAACACGAGACAAATCACCAGCAGTTACCTCTCTTCGATATCGCTTAGAAAACTCTAAGTTGTCATCAAAAAATTGATTAAGGCGTCCTTCTGCATCCTTGCCTATCTTATTCTTAGCTATGTTAATAGCAACTCGTAGACGTTTTTCTCTAAACTCTTGGGATAAACGTGCATTCATTGTATCCAACAAAGCATCGTTAAACTTTACATTTGTTTCTGCTAGTTCACGGAAAGGTTCCATACCCTTCCACATTCTATCTAGTACAGTTTGACCGCGCACAACACGGTTCATACCGATAATAATACGCTCAGAAAAAGAACGACCAACTGTCTCTTCAGCAAGAGTAGCAAGAGGAGAAGCTAGTCTACGTAACTTAACGATAGTACTTTGTGCTTGTGGTATGGTGTTATTAGTATCTGCAATAAGACGTTTAGTAGTCATGTCTATTAAGTCTTGTCGCAAGAAAGTTAAGTCTTCTAATGTGTCAAAGGGTTGGTTTATTAAATCCCTCAACTCTTTAATTTCTTTATTAGAGCCATAGACTTTATTAAATTGCTTCATGTTAACGCCCATGTTTTCAGCGTAAGTACGCATACGGGTTAACATACTGCCTAAGTCAGAAGGATCAGCACCTTGTCTTCCTACCACATCTCCTAAGTATTCTATCTCGCGCATAAGTAGTTGCGTAGCTAACTCATCGTTAGTTATCTGAGCAGTAGGACGATCTATTCTTGCTTCTTGTAGTAACTGTTCTTGAAGATTTGCTTTCTGTGCGTTAAGTTCTTCAACAGAACCAACCTGACGGCCTAGTTGTGGATCAAATATACTGTCAAAAATTCGACCTACAATGGCACCGCCAGCACCATAGTAGGCACCTTTCTCTAACCTATCTATAGCATCTTCACCACTACCAATACCATAAGCACCAGTTTCTAAACCGCCTGCTACAGCACCTGAAGTTACACCTAAAGCGCGTAATCCACTAATGACACCAACGCTTGTTGGTAATGCTCCTGCAACTTCACCATAAAAAGCAGCACGAGGACTACGCAATTCGTAATCAGCCATCTCTTCACGGATACGTTTCAGGGCTACGTCATACGGCTCGTCCGAAAAGAACGCTTCTAGCTCTTCACCAAACTGAAGGGTAGCGCCAGATATAACTTCTCGTATTAGACCTATTCGATCTCTTTCTTTTATGGTTTGTATCCTGTCTAAATACGCATCAACAGGATCACGTTCACGAACAGGAGCAGTAGGTTGAGGTTGTGGGGCAGCAACTGCTGGGCGAGGTTGTACTACTTTATTTAAATACGCTTCAACAGGATCTACTTCAGGCACAACTTTCAGATCACGCTGTGGTACAGTTACCTCACTAGGAACTCTAGGTTGCATAGCAGCCATCTGAGTAGATGCTAGTTCAGCTTCTACACGAGGCATAGAACCAACAACACGGTCAAGGTATTTCTCTACCGGATCAGGCTCTAACGCTTTCATTTGAGTAGCAGCTAGTTCAGACTCAAGGCGAGGAGTAGATGTAGGAGGTATAGATACTAAGTCACGTTGTGGTACAGAAACAGGCCCGACAATTTGTTCAGGTACACGTTGTGCATCAACAGTTACTTCAGGCAATCTACCAGCACGTTGAGGTGTAGTTACTTCTTCTAATTGAGGACGTTGAGGTATAGGAATCTGCCCACGCTTTGTAGGAATAACAGGCTCAAGAACTCTATCAGGAACAGGACCAGCACCAGTTAATAGACCAACAGACTTATATGTGTCAGCTACCTTCTTGACATCAGTACGTACTTCTTGTAATGTATCTTCAAGTTTCTTACGATCTATTTCATTAGGAAACGTAGCTGCATAATCGGTAAGTTTGTCTATTTTACTTTCTGCCATTCCTGTTTTAATAGGATCAGGAGCAACAGAATCAGGAGCTAACGTAATTACTTTGTCTTTAATTTTGTCAAACTCTCTGTTGACAACCTGAACTGTTTTACGATTTGGCGTACCACCATAGTGAGGACCATAAAATAATTTTTTGCCTGCGCCTAGCAGATCGCCTTCGCCCCACGCCTTCTGCATATCAGCATCTTTACCTCTAGCATGAGTACCAACTAAAAGCAAAACACGTTGCTGATTATCGGATAACGATCTAGGATCACGATCAGGATTTTTCAGTTCTTTTGTTACCCATTCAGGCACAGGAACATCTACGTCTTTATACGCATTAAGAGCAGATTGCAAGTAACTGCGATAAGTAGCATCAGTAAACTGATAATTACCTTTCGCAGATGTACCGCCCTTCCCTACTCGTTCTTTGTTACTAGTATTTTTACCACCACTAGATTCAATTTCACCTACCGCTTCAATCCAAAGTAGTATATTATCTTGAACAAGATAAGGATCGAGGTTCATCATGTCTAAAGCACGGTCAACAGCAGGATCTCTAAAAATAGGATCAAGCGTTTTAGCTCGCAATTCTTTAGCAGTTGCTACAGGCATATTTTTTTACTCAGCAGATACGTTGGTTGCTATATTTATTTATTAATTACGTATTGGTCGACCGCCTGATAACATTCCTGCTTGCGCTCTTCTTCGTGCAGCTTCCTTATCAATGTCAGTTAAAGTCTGTACAGCACCTGATCTCATCTGTGATGGTGTCATGGCAGGAGCAATACCACCACTAGCAACAGGAGCAGGCGTCATTGTTGGTGCTATAGAAGTACGACCTAAGAAAGCAGCTTGAGCATCTGAAACAGTTTGAGGTCTTTGTTGAGGTAATACAGGTTGAGTTACTTCTTCTTGTTCTTTTTCTATTGCTTTCTTAGCTTGACGAGCGTTCAATTCTCTTATAGCATCTTTTCTGCTTAGGTCTTCTTTGTCCATAAGATACTGAATAGCTTCTTCTCTATCTGCTTTAGTTTGTCTAGCTTCCTCAACATTTAACATTCTACCAAACTCAAGTTCCTCACTGTATTTTTCACCCATAAAATCAAGTGCGTTTTTTACAGCAACAGAAGCATCTATGCTAGGGTTTTTTTCGTACTCAGCACCAACAAACTTAACAAAGTCATCTTTTAAATCTTCGTTGTCAAAAACTTCACGCGCAGTTTCAACTGCATCTCTGCCAAAAATAAATTCAGAAATACTGTCTTCTCTAATAAAGTTATTAATGAACCCTGTAGACTGAGCTTCAACAGCAGCACTAGAAAACTGAGCTTCTCCTTGTCTTTTTACTTCTGCTGTTACTATTCCTCTAATAGCTTTTGTTGCATTCAACAGTTCGCCTACAGCACGGTCGCCTTCTTTGTTGTACACGGCCATATGCTTTTGGAACATAGGATTTTGTTCAAGTATCTTTTTGTTCTTTTCAATAAAAGACAAAACCTCTGGAGACAGAGTACGCGCATCTTCGTTTTCTCGCTGAGAAACAATTATCTTACGTAGCTCAGTAGCTTGCTTTATTACAGCAGGCTGCTTGTAATCTGGTATTGCTGAATTATTTACATAAGTAGCAATATTTGTTATATCAGGATTAGACGCTATGTTTTGAGCAACACCAGTAAGCATTTGATCTTCTTGTTTTTGAAGAGCATCATATTGTTTTTGCATACTATCAGCAGCAGTAATCAATCCTTTTGCTCTTGCAGGGTTTGTTACAGCCATACTAGCCGCCATAGAACGTATCTGAGCAATACGCTCAACAGTAGGAGGACCAGAAATTAAATTAGTCATCCTTTCTTGTGCTTCTTTTTCTTGTTTTTGTATGTCTAAAACAGCAGGAAGTTGGCCTACACTTTTTGCAGCTTCCAACAAACCTTTCTGATAAGTTGGTTGAAGCAGACCTTGTAAAAATGCTTGTGAAAATTTAGCCATGTTTATTCAACCTTATCCTATACCAAACAGAGAACCAATTCCCGTACCTACGCCGCCGCTCTTAGTAGCTACTGGGCTAAACAAACCACCAAGTATTCCTGATCCTATACTACCAAGAAGATTAGCTGCTGCTTGTTCTGCAATCAATTGAGCTTCAATACCTGTCATCATAGTCTCACCGTACTGACCAGTACCAAACAACTGAGCTTGCTGTTGCAACTGCGGGAACAGTGACGTAGCTTGGATAGCGTTAAGAAGTTGTGCTTGTGGTACGTATGCACCACCTAGTGCGCCAAGGCCAAGTTGTTGTTGCGCTTGTTGCAGACCCATACCACCTGTTAACAAACCCATACCGCCAGTAAGAGCTTGTAATGCTTGCATCTGTTGTGCTGTTTCTAATGCTTGTCGTTGAGTGGCAATGTTAGAACCTAGCTGACCGTAAGTAGCACCAATGTCAGCCGATTGTCTTTGCTCTTGTTGTGCTTGAGTTAGTGCCATTAAAGCTGCTTGGTTCTGTGAAGACTCCTGTGCCTTAGCTAATGCTAACTGCTCTGGCGTACCACCAAACATAGCTGTCTGTACACCGCCTCTTCCTTGGTTAAACAAACGCTCCTCTAATGCAAGCCTTTGTCTTTCTTCTTCACCAAGCTGTGTAGCTCTAATACGGTCATACACAGCTTGTTCTCTAGCACCCATAGGCATACCGGCTTGGCCCATAAACTGACCACCAAGACCAAATGCTTGTTGTGCTGCTGCTTCCTGCTGAGACAAACCAAAAGGCATAGCACCTACTTGAGCTTGTCCTGCACCAAGAAGTTGTTGTCCTGCACCAGCTAGTTGTTCAGCACCTACAGGACCAACACCAAAGCGTTGACCGGCTTCACCAAGAAGAGTACCAGCTAATGCACCTTCAGCACCGCCTAACGATAAAGCGGCACCACCAAGTTCATCTACACCTAACTGACCACCCATTCCTGTTGTAACAGTAAAAGGTTTAAATGCAGCCATAGCGGGTATTTCACTAGCGAGAGCCGTAGCTTCTGTTTTAGCTGTTTCACCTATTGTTTGTAAACGATCATAAGCTTCTTTGGTAAGAAGACCAGCACCCGCCGAAGCACCTATGCCTAAAAGTTTTCCAAAGTTATCTTCAAACCATCCCATTACAACAATCCTCTTACGTTATAATCTATCATAGCGTTTTACCTATCAGTGCTAATACATTCATTTCCTGTATAGACAGTGCGTAGCCGTTGATGTCTGTCTCAAGACCCACGCTAATTACTGAGCCGTAGCCTGTTGTGTTAATAGAAGAACGACTAATAATTGTTCCTTCTTCTGAAAACTCTGCTACGTTATACTCAGACTGTCCGTAGAATCCGGGTGTAGCACTGCTGGTTCTAAACGTGCTAGTGCTGGTTGCTGTTGAAAAGTCGTAAGACCACTTGAGAAATATGTCTGCGTTGTTTCCACCAATAATTGTAGGTCTAATCTTTTTCAACATCTTAATCTTAGACGGATCACCAAAGCTCAAGCCGGGGCTGTAGTAACGGAAACGATAAATGTTACCGTTGTCAAAGTAGTTGTTGTACGTTCCTACGCCCGCCGCTGTGCCTATGTATATGTCACCGTTTCTGTCCCTGTGAAAACACTTAAAGTCTACACTAGGCCATCGTGTTACCCTGTACGCACCGTTCTCCAGTGTACCTCGTATATCAAAGCAGTACACAAGGTTAAGATCAGGAAAGCACAGAAGATAGAAGTAGTTCTCAGGACTGTACACCGTACTAACTGGTTCTGCTTTACCTCTAGTATTAGCAATTAGTTCCTGTTTGATGTTTCTACTCAAGTCGGTAATAGGCAAAGACTTCTCTTGTATAGATCGTCCTAAGCTCCTAAGACCTGTCTGCGTCAAGAACAACAAGTCTGTTCCTATGTTCTGTACACTCTTTCTGTCTACACAGCCAACACCCGGAATAGTATCCTGTATAGCCATTGTTGCAGGACTCTCTGCACCGCTGTAAATTAACGTGTTGTTTTCACCAAAGACCACGAGTAAGCCGTTGTGTGCCGCTATAGCTACAACCTTATCAAACCCGTTAGGCCACGCTTTAGATACATTAATAGATCCGCTAGATCCACCAGAAAAGTCGTGTCCTATTAATAAATCAGACCAGTAGATCGTGTTGTCGTCACTGGCGTTACCTACACACCACACTCGACCGTAAGCACCGATAGCCTCGTTGCAGTACTGTGCCGCTGCTACAGATGCACCAGCAACAGCAGACATCTTGGTTACTGCACCTAGAGTGTTGCTGTACACAAGAGGCTCGTAGCCACGTTGGAAAAAGTAAGCGTAATCGTTAAAGTTAAATATCTTCCAATCGTTAGTTGTAATCGTGTACGCCGCTGGTGTTGCGTCAACCAGTGTTGTCGTACCTGTCATTATTTTGTTGTTGCCAGTACTAAAGATTACCTCGTTGTTAGCACTGTCGTAGAACTCGTGTATGTTAGAAAGGTAGTCAGTACCCAACACAGTCTTGTCTGTAGTTAAAACAGCGTTACCCTTACGTGAAGCTAATCGTCCTCGTCTGTCAATGATAGCGTTATCTGCAATCTCCGCAAAAGACGTATCCTGTGCAAGCGGAGAATCCTCTGTGTTGATCCCTTTGAACGCAGGAGCAACTAGATTAATACTTTGTAGCGGCTGGGCCATATACGCTCCTACGGGGTATAGAAGATTGTTTCTTCTGGATGTCGTTGTGCATCAAGAGCAATAGCATCTGCTAGATATCTATCTGCAATAGCAAAGTATTCAGGAGCAGAAGTACCACCTGTTTCTCCACGTTCTCTTGCTAACAAAGCTACTGCCATGTGAATAACAGGTTGACTAGGAATAGCTAATGTGTCAGAGTCACCACTAAGCAGTATGTTTCTGTGTACAACTTTAACTTTAATAGAGTACACACCGTCAGGTTTAGGGTACACATCAATCTGTGCATCACCGCTGCCATCTACACCGTTATACGTATAGTACTGAGGAGAACCAGAAACAGGAGTTTGTACATAAAACTGCTCATCAAACCAAGTCTGAGGTTGGTACTGCATAACAAAGTTAGACGTATCGTTTATAATGTTAAGTACTTTTCCTTTGTCTCCGCTACCAGTTAGTGAGTACGTATAGTCATTAGCAGCAGTAGTAATAGTCAACGTGCTTCTCAGATGTGACCAATCCCATGCATCTTCAATCATGTGCTTTGCATCGTTAATAAAGTCACCAACCATAGCACTGTATGTGTTAGCACTGACAGTTGTTACTTCATCTTCTCGTAATCGTCTGAGTACGTTGTTTACTAAATTTAAATATGTCATGAAATATTTCCTGTCAACATACGACCAATAAGCGCATTAAGATTACTCATAGAATCTATAGGTGGAGGTACTCTAACTCCGGGCAGTGGTTGTGGTGCGTATGAAAGAGGACTCATTACCCCTGTAAACATACCTTCAGTTCCTCCTATAGAACCACCACTACTACTACTATCTGTTCCACCCGGATCAACTACTACTACAGGAGATTCTGGAACAACGCTGTCACCAATTTCAGTAGTAGTTGTTATATCGTCATCGTCATCGTCATCATCATCGTCAATAACAGTTCCTATGATGTCATCATCGTCATCATCATCATCGTCATCATCATCATCGTCATCATCAATAACAGTTCCTATGATGTCATCATCATCATCGTCATCATCATCATCGTCATCGTCATCGTCATTATCTAACTGATTAATAGTACTACCAAGTAAATTAGTTATTGTTTTAGTTACATCATCATCGTCATCATCATCATCTAACTGATCAATAGTACCACCAAGTAAATTGGTTATTGTTTTAGTTACATCATCATCTGTTGTATCATCCGTATCAACACTACCAACAAACAAATCAGGATCAACTTCAAGGTTAGTTTGAACTGTACCTAATAATTGTTTAAAGATGTCTCCTTTGTCTTCCTCTTCTCCGTCCGTGTCAGCACCACCAACGACAGCCGTAGTTCCTTTTTCAATTAAATCTTTTGCAGAGTCGTAAATACCTGTAAGGACTGAACCACCTACAACATTTCCTAGTATTCCTCTAACCCAATCTTCAAATCCACCAAAAGTACCGCCCCAAGGATCATCAGCAACTCCACTGACAACATCGTTTACTTTACCTAAAATTGTTTCACCAATTTCTTCTAAAGTTCCTTTAGGATCTGTTAGTATTTTATTTACAAAATCACCAACAGAACCAATAACTCCTTGTATATCTTCCCCAGCATTTTGTACTGCTTCTGCTATTTCGCCTAAAGTTACATCAATAATACCGGGAGGAAGAGGAACACCGGGAATAGCAAGAGGACCAAATACTTTCCATTCTTCCCAACCTTTAAATATACCCTCTTCTACTGAAACACCAGCACCTAATACCCTTTTAATTTCTTTTAAAGGGTCATTCATTTGTCCTACTTGTTCAAGAACTTTAATTAAATTTTCTTCAGTAAGCACACCTTTAATTTTATCAGGTACAGAAGCTAATACAGTAGATATAGCATCTTGATCTGATACTTCAACTAATGGACGAGGAACAACACCGTAGTAATAATCTTTAAACCCTTCAACGTCCATTAAACCGCTAACGTCTACAGCTTCTAAATCAGATAGTTCAGCGTTACCTGTTGCGTAATCCCCAAGAACACGAATCCACTCACTGTACTCGCTAGCGTCTTTTCCTTCTAATTTATCTTTAAACTTAGTTACAAAATCTCTTATGAAGGCGGTTTCAGCAATTTCGTCACGTATAAGATCAGAAGGTATGGTACCGTAATCTACGGATCTAGGATCAAAACGAGTACCAAGTGTGTCCCCACTAACTTCTTGTTCACGGTCCCAGTCATAGTTATCTTGGAAATTAAACATTCCTATAGCCATGTTACTTACCCTTCATCTGCATCAGCTTGTCAGCACCACGTATACCAAAGCTGGCCGTGACTGCTACGTAAAGCAAGTACTGGTAGTAATCAGGTAGCTTGTCTAGCTCAACAAAAGCCATACCCACCCTCTGCATAATACTCAAGTCATCCATAGCAACTCCGTAACACACAGCCAACAGAGGCAACGACAGCACCACAGTAAACCACTCGTCTTTCCACGAGGTTGCACTAGCCGCTGCCATCTCTTGTTCCCACGTAGCTGTGTTCTTGATGACTTCCATCTTAGCTACGTGCTTGGCTTGTGACTGCTCGTGTCTGTTGTTAATCCAAGTCTTAGCGAGTCCAGCAATAGGTCCGATCAGTGCAGTCCACATACTAGTCTTTGTCCTTGTTTCTGAATCCTTGTACTGTATCTGTTTCCCATATTCTTATGGCTACCCATATGATAGTGAACATGGCAGATATAGGAGGTAGAACCGCACTGATAGTGCCTAACATAGTACCTACGCTCATTACATCAACAACTTGCTTTGCGGACTCATCCATTACTAACCCCTTGTATAACGCTTATGGTTGTCCAGATAATCCCAGCAGTGACCATTAGGCTTATAATAATTGCTGATACATCTAGCATACGTCTTTGTTTTCTTCGTTGCTTGTAGATCACTTGTTCGCGTTTGCTTCTTATGTCACGACGCATCTGCATCATTTCTCTGTACGTGTCTTCACCGTATGCGTACATGATCAACTCGCGTATTTGTTTTTCCTGCTCCTCTATCTTCTTTTTTGCTATGATGGCGTTTAACGCTTGTTCTTCTACAGAGCTGTTGTCAAACACCTTCTTAAATAGTGGAGGGTTTTCTATCTCCTTTTCAGCTTCTTTTAAATCACTTGCAAGTGTGTACCACTGACCTAATTTCTGAGCTACGTGTTCTATCTCTGCGCCTTTGGATACAAGAACCTGTACGCCCTTGAACGCAGTAGACGCCATTGCTACCAGAGATACAGGATCCACATTAAATAATCCTGACCTTGAGGTTCTGGTCAGCCAAAGATGTAATCCTAACTTTGTTCAACGCAGGGAAATCCCAGTTGTAGTCAGTGCCTAATACAGCCCCTTGGTTAAGTGAAGCGGCGTCGTAGTTAAACGCTACACCATCAGACGTAGGCGATGTGCTTGTGCTGTCAGCGTTTTTCAGAGCAATCATAAAGTCCATCGTAGTAGACAGAGTAAGATGATTAGCGTCTGTTACGGCATCAAACTGTGTGCCTGTCATTTGATTAGCATAAGATGTACTTGTCGTCATGTCGTACTGGTACACCGTGTCACTAAATGTTCCTACCATAAACATTTTTGAACCAATAGCATCAAAAGTAAATCCGTGGGGGTTTATGTCTTGTGATGTAAAAGCAAACTCTACTGAAGCATATGATGCAGTAGAAACGTCATATGCCGTAGTTAAAGTATATTTAAAAACTTTATCTTCGCTTTGTCCTAGGATAAACATTTCAGTTCCGTCGGAATTAAACTGTATTCCAAACGGAGTTGCCGTTTGAGATAATACTGAAAAACTTTGAGTTAAACTTGCAGTGCTGACATCAAACCCTGTTGATAAAGCATACTCGTCAACATCATCATCACTAGCATCTGTAATAAACATTTTGGTTCCGTCAGAATTAAATGTTATTCCAAGGGGCGTAGGACCTAATGAAAAAAGTTGATTATAGCTAGCGGTGCTAACGTCAAATCCTGTGCTTAAATTATATTCATTAACATTGTTATTTCCTTGGCCTATAATGTACATTTTAGTGCCGTCGTTATTAAAAGCTAAATCTCTAAGGAGCCCTTCTTGGCCTGCTACAGAAAAGTTTTGGCTATATGTTGCTGTTGATACGTCATATGCTGTAGACAATGTGTATTCATTTACATCATCACCATCATAGCCAGCAACAAACATTTTAGTTCCATCAGAATTAAAACGAACGCCTTGAGGTTGAATTTCTTGAGTAGCTACTGAAAAACTTTTTGAAGCATAAGATGCAGTAGAAATATCAAAACCAACTGTAACCGACGCGCCTTCCATAGCTTGTTTCAACGCACCAACTTCTGAGTTAGTCGTAGCTGAAGTCCACGTTGTAGAAGCGTAGGTAGCGTTACTGTTGTATTCCCACGTACCACTGTTGTTACGAACAATAGAACGTTCGCCGTTAGTATCATGGATAATCTTCCAAGTAACGTGGTTATCAACAGAGTAAGCGTAGTAAGCCTCTCCATTACCTACAGACTCAGTTGTTGTTGTACTGTTGATGTCTGTGAAGTACGTAGAGTCAACTTGACCACTACTGTTGGTTACTGCAACAGCGTAGTCTGAAGAGTAAACAACAGGGGTTATTGTCTCTGATGTTCCTAAGTTCATTTCGTAAACATGACTTGGAGAAGTCCACCCCGTAAAGTACACTTTAGTTTTATTGTTATTAAAAGCAATGCTAGACGGCTGACTATCAAAACGTCCTACATAAAGTCCAACATTATCCCAAGAAGCAGTATTTAAATTCCAAGCTGTTGTTAAAGTGTGTTCTCTAATAGCATCGGTTGATCTGCCACAAACATACATTTTAGTGCCACTAGCATTAAAAGCAAGGCCGTAAGACTGAGCACCAATGCCGTCAGTATAAACTCGTACATAAACGGCTGAACTAACATCCCAAGCAGTTCCTAAATTGTATTGAACAACTCTATTAAGTCCGTCATCCAAAATAAACATTTTGGTTCCGTCTGAAGAAAAAGCCATTCCAAGAGGCGCTGTTGCATTTGTAGTTGTAGTAAAACTAATGCTAGCATAAGAAGCAGTTGATATATCCCAAGCAGTACTTAAAGTATACTGATAAACGGTATCAGAATTAGTCCCTAGTATATACATTATTGTACCGTCTGGTTTAAACTCTACAGAATGTAAATTTGTATCTTGGGAAGACGCATTAAAACTAACTGAGTTGTAGCTTGCCGTTGATAAATCAAAAGCTGTACTTAAATCGTATTCAAAAACGCTTTGTCCGTTTGAACCACAAACATACATTTTTGTTCCGTCATCTTTAAAAGTAAGACCTTGTGCTGAACTTTCTTGACTACTTACATTCAATCTTACTCCATTCCACTTACCAGTTTTCATGTTTTGAACGTCGCACTCTTTAACAGTATCGTCAGTAGCAACTCCTAAAAATAGCTTAGATCCGTTATTATTAAAGACTAAACCTCTAATAGACGCAATAGTAGAAACAGTTGATAAATCTAAAGTAGCAATATACGTAGCTGTTGATAAATCAAAAGCTGTAGTTAAGTAATATTGGTAAACAGCATTTGTTCCAGAAACAAACATTTGCGTACCGTTAGCATTAAAAACCACATCGCTAGGCGTTGTTGTTTGAGTTGCAGTGGAAAAACTAACGGAATCGTAAGTTGCAGTACTTACGTCATAAGCAGTACTTAAACTATATTGAAAAACACTGTCGTTAGTATTACCTACTAAATATAATTTTGTTCCGTCGTTATTAAAATTTATACCCAAAGGGTCGGAGTCTTGTGAAGATATAGATAAACTTTTTGAAGCATAAGAAGCAGTGCTTACATCAAAAGCTGTAGTAAGAGTATACTGATTAACACTTAAAGAATATTGTCCAACAATGTACATTGCTGTACCATCGTTATTAAAACGAACACCTCTTGGATAAATTTCTTGACTGCTTGCATTAAAACTTTTAGAAGCGTAAGACATAGTACTTATGTCATAAGCAGTAGTTAAAGTGTATTGAAAAACTGTATTATTTCCTGCATCAATAAAATAATATTGAGTACCGTCGTTATTAAAAGCATTGCCTTGAGGAGAAGCACCTTGAGTAGCAACACTAAAACTTTCTCCGTTATAATTTAAGGCGTTTGCGTTGTACAAAGGACTTAAACTGTACTCAGTAATTGTTTCGGTGTTGTCTAAATTTAATAGTTTGCTGTCATTATCAACAAACAAAATCTCTACTGTATTCTTACCAGTATCAAAAGCTGTGTAAGTATTCCAAAGTGATCCAGTACTTACGTCCCAAGCGGTAAGTAAAACATAGTGCCAGATATTAATAGTGCCGCCGGGGTTTTCATCAGCCACATAAAAATTATAACCATCAGCAGATGTTGTAAATGCCTGATGATAAGTAGATTGAGAGGCGTTTAACGTGTTTCCTGTGGCACTAGCTGTACTTATATCCCACGCAGTGCTTAAATTATACTCAGTAACGTCGTTTCCTTGTTGGCCGCAAACAAACATTTTAGTACCGTCTGGTTTAAATCTTAAACTTAACGGACTAGTTTCTTCAGTAACTACACTAAAACTAACACTGTCGTAACTAGCAGTACTTAAGTCAAAGGCAGTGCTAAGGCTGTACTGATAAATTGCATCATCTATATGATCCATTGTGTACATTTTAGTACCGTCTGTACTAAAAACAACAGTATTAGGATTATCGCCTTGTGCAGTAAAAGACACACTATCGTAACTAGCAGTAGAAATATCGTAAGCAGTACTAAGGCTATATTGATAAACTGTAGAATTAGGAGAGTCTCCATAAAAATACATTTTAGTACCGTTGTTGTTAAAAGCCAAACCAGCCGCATTAGTATTTTCTGAACTAAGGCTAAAAGTTTTTCCTGTTTTGTACGCAATACTTAAATCGTAAACAATACTACCTTCTACTAAGTTTCCACTAGCTAAAGCAAAACCTGTGTCAGCGCCATCAATTACCATTTCTTTCAGCGTCCAACTACCAGAGGCAATAGCAGATGTGTCGGTAAAATTAGTTAGCAAGTTGTAGTCACCGCTTGTGTTAAGAATAATAGCAGTACCACCATTACCACTTACGATTTTACCTACGTCATCAGCCGCAAAAGAACCAGAGCCAAGGGTAAACGTACCGTCAGCAGAGGCGTTACTAGGCGTCAACGTGGTAGCGTAAGCAGAGTTTTCTAGGTCGTAGTTAGTTCCGTCAGTAGCTACGTCCCAGTTGTTGTTTGTAAGTCCTACTTGTGCTACTTCTTTTGTTACAGATACAATAGGTACACCAGAGGTAATAGACTCTGACAACGTAAGTTCAGAAACTTCACCATTAGTGTACGTCTTGCTTTGCGTAGCTTTAACTACGTTAACGTGTTGTGTAACAGAAGACTCGCTAATGTACGCATCAGGCACAGTAGCCCACGTTACGTTAGCAGTAAGGTCGTTGTTTTCTACAATAGTAGGATAGGTAGTCAAAACCCAGTTACGCACAGCGGCGTTCGTGGGTATCTGTGTGTCGCTGTTAGTGAAGGTTTCGCCAGAAGTTGTAATAGCCCCTGCGTCAATGTCAGAGAACGTAACGCTAGTTAGGTAGCCCTGTGTTGCGTGGTTACCCCAGCCAAACGCTGTATCCCAGTTAGAAATGTTGAGGTTAGAGCCTGTGACAGCACCAGAGAACGTACCTGTAGTTCCTGACACAGCGCCTGAGAACGTACCTGTAGTGCCTGAGACAGCAGCAGGAGTAGACCCACCAATCACAGCACCATCAATAGAACCACCGTCAATGTTAGCTGTGGTAGCCGTCAGAGAACTAAATGTACCAGCCGCAGGAGTAGTACCACCGATTACAGTGTTGTCTACGGTTCCTGCGTTGATGTCTGCTGTAGTAGCAACAAGAGAACTAAACGTACCAGCACCAGCACTAGAGCCACCAATGGTAACTCCGTCTACAGTACCACCGTTGATGTCTGCTGTTGTTGCTGTAAGAGAACTGAACGTACCAGCGCCAGCCGATGAACCACCAATGGTCACACCGTCAATAGTACCACCGTTGATGTCAACAGTAGTCACAGTACCTAGATTAGAAACTGTAGCACCAGTAAAGTTAATTGTACCTGTGCCTGTTAGATCAGCAAAGGTAGCAGTACCAGTAAACGTAGGGCCAGCTAAATCAGACTTAGTAGCAACCGCTACTGAAATAGCGTTAAATTCGGTATCAAACTCTGAGCCACGGATAACCTTATTAGTGTCACCTGTAGGCAAAGAGTCCTTAGCAGTAAAGTTTGTTGACTTTGTGTAGTTGGACATAAGGCTTTCCTATCCGTTATCTTTTAGTTAACCGCCCTGTCATCAAGACGTTTAAATAAAAGGGGGCCATGAAGACCCCCAGAGAGAGTAGCTTACTCGTCGCAGACAGCGAGGATGAATCCTGCTTCGGGACGATAAGTTTCAACACCGTACAGCGTGTCAGACGTAAACAGCGTAGACAGGTATTCCTGCTTGTACTGTGTCTGAGAACGTACAGCCAGTTGCTCTGCCATTACCAAAGCATCCTTGTGGAAAAACAAGCAACCACGAGTATCAGCGGTAGACACAGAGTTCTGAGCGGCAACTTCAACAACAGGAGCGTTGCTAGAAACGTAGATGTCTACGCCGTACAGGTTACCGATCAGACCTGACTCAACGCCACGGCCACCAACAAAGTCGGAAGACACGTAACGATCAATGCCCATGATTGACTTACGAACAGCAGGAGGAATTACGAGAACTCGTCCGTCCATAGGTACGTCAGCATCGTCCATCAGCTTAATAGCCTCACGGAAGCCGAGGTCAGTGAAGTTGTCACCAGTAGTAACAGTGTCAACAGCGTAAGCCGCAAGGCCAGCGGCGGCATTGAAGTAGTAGCTGTTGCTGTTTACCCAGTTAGCGCCAGTGTTGGCAGGAGTAGCAGTACGAGTACCGTCACCAAAGCCAGTAGCGGCGTTAATCAGGTCAGTGTCAACTTGAAGAGCCAGTTGGTAACCAGCGTCTTCAGTGTAGAACTGTCGCAAAGAAGACAGAGCCTGTACTTCTACGATGTCCTCAATCAGACGCGAGTACTCAAAGTGACGGTCAACAGTGACAGTCAACTCTGACTCAAGGTTAGCTTGAATGGTTACCGCAACAGCTTCTGCCTTAGCGTTAGCTGATCCACGGATGGGCTTAGGAATGTGAATAACGTCACCCTTCTTGCCGGTCATAGACAGACGCTTGACAAGGGGAGCCATCTTCAGGTTCTTTTGATAAGCGGCAATAATTTCATCCGACCAAATTTCGGGGATAAAAGTACCCGCCGCAGTTTTGTCTACTACAGCATTAGCTGTAAAAAATGCACCAGAGGTTTCACCAGCCATTTTAATTCTCCTTAAAGGTTAGGCTATTTGACCCTCTTCTCTGCATACGCTGCCATAATTTCAGGTTGCAACGCCATGTAGCGATCAGGGTCTGTTTGCATAAGTTTTATTAAGTCAGCACGACGATAAATTTTCTTACGCGATCCCTCTGCTGTTCCACGAGCGTTGCCTGTGCTAGCTGACTTCAGGGTGTTCTGACGAGCTGTTTTTTCCGCTTGCGCGGTTTGTTGTACGGCTTGTGTTCTTTCTTTCCAGAGAGAAAACAATTCGTGTGCAGCGTCGTAGTCGTATCCTTGGTCTGCCTGAACAAACAACTGTGTTCTAACTTTTGACCCCTTGATCCACTCAGCAAACTTAGGATCTTGTAGTATACTCTCCATATCAGGGTGATTGGATTTTAACTGTGAAAGAGTAGCCTGTTGTCTTGCTTGTTGTGTGTAAGCTTCTGCTTCTTTAATCTTAGGGTGATTAGATATAGCTCTGTTAACAGCCGATTGTGGATCTACAAAGAAATCTACTTCATCGTCTTCTTGTTGCTGTTGTTGAGGTGCTTGTTGGTTTGAGAGTTGTGTCTGAATATGTTCATCTACAAGTTTGCGGAGTTCACCTACTTCCGTACTCTGTTTGCCTGAAAACTTTTCAAGCTCTTGGTGCATCTGTACAAGTTCTTCGACAGACTTACCACGATACTTTTCAGGAAGTTCAAACTCTGGTTCTTGAGGTTGTTCCTCTTCAGGATTCTCAATAGAGTTGTTAGTTAGCTCTTCAGTTGTTTCGATGGGTTCTTCTTCAGGACGCTCATCAAGTAATTGTGCTCGTGACATAATATAAACTTACCCCGCCTATTATTATTAAGGTTATGGAGGATTAAAATGGGAGATGCCCTAAGACTAGGATTCCCTACTAGATCGTCCAGCGTTCTCGTGTTCACGTACCCACTTCATGTGTCTGCCGGGAAAGTCTCCAGAAGACCCTTCAAGTACGTGCTGAGTCGCTGATACGATTTTTGTAGCGTTGGCTCCACATCCGCACCTACTGGATGTAGTGTTGCCGTCTACAAATTCTTCAAAGATATGTCCGTTTGTACAGCGAAAATCAAATACTTTAATCATCGCTTTTTGTCAACTCGTCGTAGTTATTGTTAGTAGTAGTTTCAAAGTTAACTAAATAAGCAAGTACGTTGAGTTGCCCCTTACGTAAATACAAATCATTAGCATCTTTGGTTGCTTCTACGCTGTTTATTACGAGAGCGTTTTGGGTTAGTTCTTCGATTAACTGTTTCCAACCAGCGGTTCTAAACAGGTCAAAGTACGTGTTATAATATTGTTCTGTCTCTTGATCTATTGAGGCCATGTGGTTATCTCTATAACTCCTATTATACCATATTTTAGGTCTGTTGTCAAGACCTTTTTTTGGCAGTTTTACGTCTACGTCCAGAGGCTGTTACTGCATGTTGAATCCTAGCTGGACCTGTTTTGCGCCTTGATGATGAAGCTTTTTCTGCTTTAGTCATCTTAGCTGCTACGGCTTTAGGTCTACAAGAAGGATAAGGACGTTTAGAACTAGTAGCAGACTTGCGACCACAAGGCTTACCTGTCTTTACGTCAACCCACTCTTCCTTAAACCACTTCTTAAGTGCGGCTCCTTTTTTACTTTTTTTTACGGCCACTTTTGTTACCCCAGTTCTTAGCGCCAACCTTGCGGCACTTAGCTACGGCACCAGACGCATACGCAGAAGGCCACACCTTGTAACGGGCTTTAACTTTCTTTGCACACGCATCGTTAGCTTTTTTCTTTTTAGGCATTACTTTTTCTTCTTTTTCTTTTTCTTAGGTGGTCGTCCAACTTTAGTTCCGTATGTTCCTTTTCCCATCGGCATAGTTAACTCCTTACCATTTTTTACAAGACCAATATCTTGCGCTTAATTTACTAGGCGGGTTTGAATCACATTTATGCCTAGCCCTAAAAGATTTACGTCGTGCTGGTTGATCTTTTTTAATTGTCATTTTTTGATCACCAAAACGAATAAGTTTAGTTTTGTCACCTTCTTTTGCTACAACAACAAACTTTTTAGTTGGGTGGCTAGGAGTCCTCTTGGGCTTGTTGTACCCGCTTACTCCCGCTCGTTTTAGTTTTGGGTCTTTTTTCTGTGGCATTAACCTTCTCCTCCAACTGGTCTAATTGGGCTTGGAGTTGCTCCAATCTGTCGAACTGGTGCTTGAACGCCTCGTTGATCTGGTTGAGGAACTTGTTCATTTCTACTTGTGTCATTAACATTGGTAGGTTTACCCTTTAGTTGGTTTTCTTTTAAGAGCCTGTCAGCAACTTTAAGCCTGCGTTCAAACTCTTTGTCTTCTTGATCACCTTCTTTGAGGTTACGAGTAATAGCTTCGATTTTTTCAATTTGCAATTCTTCAGGAGCAAGTTGAGTTTCCATAGCGTACTTAGCCGCTCTAGCTTGCGACTCAGCAGCTTGTGCAGCCAAGGCAGCAGTTTGACTTTGCTGGAACTCAATCTGTGCTTGTTGAGCCATCTGTGCCATCTGTTGTGCCTGTGGGTTAGGCTGTGAAGCCTGTTGCATTGCCGCAATAAGCTCCTCACGGTTACTGAGGTTCATGTTGTCAATGATGCTCTGGATTAGCACAGGGTACAGTGGGCTGTCTTGCTTCATCGTCTGCAAGAGTTGCACCAACTGTGTAACCTCGTACTCACGAGCAATGATACCCAGAGTACTAGTAGCGTTAAACTTGTAGTCAGCTACAGGGTAGTTTTCAGGGTCAAACTGCATGTACCGGTGTGCAGCTTTGGTTACAAACGGGAGCAGAAACGACTGCTGGAAGTTTATGAGAGTACGCTTATGACGCTTAATAATAGCACCAAGAGACATACTAATGCCAGCAGCGGTTGCTTCGCCATTAACTTGCCCTGCAATGCCTGCGGAATCCACGGCTCCAGTTGCTTGTTGAACCATTTGTTGAAGGCTAGCAGCTTGTGCAAAAGTGATCTGCCCCACTTGCCCAAAGTTGAAAGGTTGAAGTACTTCACGGGGATCTCCATTAGTTAGTATCATTTTGCCGGGGCGGATTTCTGGTTTAGCACCACGAGGTAGTCTCGTTGCGTCAATCGCCATCATAGGATGAATAGTCAATGACAAAGCGTCAATACGTGCGCGTAGCTCTGTGTCTAAAGCTTTCTGGCTGTTATATCCTTTTTCACACACACCGCGACCCCAGAACCGTCCGGGTACTACATCCCAAGGAAACGCAACAACAGGACGGTCTTGCATCATGTAAGGGTTAGCTTCAGCTTTAAGCAGTGTACCGCCGTTAGCTACTACTACGATAGCTTCTACGTACTTGGAGTCTTCTTCTACGTCTACACCCTCAGACTCAAGTAGTTCTTTTGGTACTAGACCATAGTACTTAGTTAGTCGTACTTTGTCGTCGTTGTACAGTGTTAGGTCTTGGTCAGGCTCTAAATCGCTGTCAGGTGCGGCAGACTCTATAAACGCTTCTCTGTACACTCCTTGTTCTTGTAGTAGTTCTACACTATGCTTGGACACAAACTCGTCTACAGCGACACCCATAGCGTCCTCGACTGACGTAGCTACAGGATCAATAAGAAAGTTTTGAGGAAGTACAGGTTTTAGTTTTACAACCACACGATCAGTAATAGATACACCTACTGCTTGTAGTTGTCCATCCATAATTGGCTCAGTAGCTGGAGCCATTTCTTTTATTTCTTCTAATGTAATTTCACCAATGCCTGTACCAAACACAGCAGAATTAATAAGACATTCAGCTACAGCTTTACGAACCTTGCAAGCTTCAAAATCTTCTGTTAGTTTTTTACGGAGGTACAGTATATCTTGTTTTTCTGGATCGTTAGCATCGTCAGATATATCAAACCATTTGCCTCTACCAAACGTAGCTTCTTCTAGTTCTGCTACGTTAGACTCTACAGCTTGCTGAAGCGCAGGAGAAATAATGCGTGATCGTTCTGATGCTCGTTCTGAATCAGCAGGATCCCATTGTCCTCGCCACAGTCTGTAATATTCTTCAAATCGTTGTTCGTAGTTTGATTCGTAGTGGTCACGCCAGTTTTCACACTTGGTCATTACCCACTCTTCCAAGGACTCTTCCATAATAAAAGGGTCTGGGCTATAAATATCTTCTGCCATCGGTTAGGTTCCTTAAATTACAGCAACGCAGTAACCTAGTGTAAAAAACACTACAGTACTGATTGCGTATATTCCGTAGGTATTGAACGGTCTGAAAACTTTCATCTAGTATCCTGCTATTACGTCTAGTATTTGATGGTCGTCAATTTCAAAGTCATAGTGATACGCAACTTTAGCTAGTTGATCTATGTACGCCAGTGCATCAACAAGGTCATCGTGAGTAAGCGGATCTGGAAACTGAAACAGTTGATCTAAAAATCTTGAGTTCCACGATCCTTTGTTTAATTTTATCTGAGCGTTTTCAAATCTTCCTTGTAGTGCGTACATAACTCTGTCAGTTTTTTTCTTGTTACCATGAGAAAGTTCTTCTACTCTAAAAAACCTTCCGTATTGTTTCATAAGGTTTGTCAAAGGACTCATGATTGCTTGTCGCAAGACTCCTTTTTCAATACCAACACTAACAGGTTTGTAATCTCTAACGGCCTGAAATATCTTGGTGGCAGTCTCATCAAAGCTCCACCGCCCGTGTATAATATTATCAACGTACCAACCACTAGGACCAGCTTTAACAACAACGATTGCGGTTTCATCTAACTTAGTATTTTTTGTTCGTTTTTTGTTAACTTCTTCAAAGCCAGCCAAGTCAATAGCTATGTAGTAGTCTCCGTCTTCTGGTTCTTCTCCGAACTGGATCCAATCTTCTTTGAACATCTCTGAGCCTCTGGCTTCAAACGAGGCCATGAACTCTTGTCTAAAGGCGTAACTCGACATTGATTTTTTTGCCATGTCGATTTCGTTTGGGTCCAAGATTGGATTATCGTAGCTGGTGAAATGCCAGCCCCTGTAAGTCTCATCGTCGCCTAGCTCTGCGTGTTTAAACAGTTCATAAAAATGGTTTCTGCCCATAGGCGTACCTATGAACATTGCTGATCCCTTCTGGTCAGCTAGTGCTGGACGGAGGATTTGTTCCCAGACTTCAGGTTTCATGTCTGCGTACTCGTCCATCACGAGAAACTTCAAGGACACACCACGCATTGTCTCTGGCCTGTCGGCTCCTTTAAGAGTAATCGTGGCCCCGTTGACCAGCCTAATCTGGAGGTTGTTGATGTGACTTCCAGATATAACAGGGTGTCCTAGCTCCAACAGGGTCTGCCACATAATGTCACGGGCTTGTCCCTGCGTGGGCGCAACGTAAAAAACGTGTCCTTTGTCGGACTGTAGGGCGTTGATAATCAACATCCAAGCGGCTAGGCGAGACTTCCCTGTCCTTCGCCCAGCGGCTACTACCTTGAACCTAGTAGGATCAGAGTAGACCTCTTGTTGCCACGGCAACAGTTGTACGTTTAGATCAGTCAACTAGCTGTAAACTCTTGAGTGCTTCTGTAAAGTCCTTTGATCCACCAAAGTGGTAAAACACCTGTGGTATAGATCGTTTACCTGTCATCGTTTCTACCAAGTCCCAACCGGCTTGACCCGGAGGTATCTCAACGTACTTGTACTCCATGTTGAGTTCTTTTAAGGTCTTCTTAGT